TTGTGTGGAAATATCAATTCTAGTCTACAAAAATTGAGCCTATGAAAAAATTGAAACTCAGCAGGCAAATAAAATCAATTATCGCCCTCAATCCCTAATCCTCCCTTCTCAGACATGTACCATTATACCTCCTTTCCTTCCCGCTTCGCTGTCTTCCGTGGTCCTTACCATCCTTCGCTCCGCACGGAGTTGATGGAGTCTATCATGATCTTTGAATCTACGCCGTCCGCTGACGACAGCTTCTACACTGCCACAATACGCTCTTATCAGGGCGAGATTGTCGGCGATGACCATCCGCCTGATAAGACGGTCCGCCAGATAAAGATTCACTCGCCGCTGCGTGCAAATTACCATGGCATCCCATTTAGCCCATCAAATGAACGCTTTGTCGTGCTACCCTTCCGTGTGGAGATAAATTCCAACTGGGTCATTAGTTGGATACCGATATTCGCCTTTGAGAGCACGAACTGGATGCCTCGGTATGAGGGATTGAACACGGCGAATCTTACCCACAAACTCCAGGGTGAGTCATTCAAGTACCATTATCAGAACATCCACTACGCCGCAGGCACGCTGATGCGCCAAACAGAGCCTATTCCTGACTATATTCGGTGGCTGCGGTCCTTGCCGGATCCGTACAGCATGATGAACCATGCGGAGATTCGTGCCATTCCGTACGCGTCTTTATCGCCGACAAATATTCACACTCTGCGCCGCAATGCGATTGAGGAGATTTATTACCACGCTGTTCATGAGTTGGCGGCAGACCTGGTAGGTGCTGTCGTGGAAGCAGAGGCGGCGATGGACGATGACTACTCCGCCAGCTTTGATGGAGCGGCAGGCTATGTACCGCCCGCAGAGCCCACGCACGAGGACCTTGTAGCAGAGGTACAAGAGGCTGCCATGGCTGCGCGCACTGCCGCATTAGAGTACTCTCGGTTGCGCAGAGAGCTCAAGATGAAGCGTGACCCTACTGTACCTGTCATCCGTGGTATGTGGGTCAAGGCGCCAACGGCGGACGGGCGCGCAGTAGAGCCGACGCCTGCGGACGAGCTGGCGACAAGGATTGAGGTACGCGAGGGCACGGATGGCTGCCCTTGGCCCTACCACGTCTATGTGAACCACGCACGAGCCGAGATGAATAAGGGTACTGAGTGTCCTATCACAATGGAGCGCCTCTCTGAGTGTAAGGTGATTAATGTCAGCATGAACTGTGGGCATATTTATGATGCCGCTGCCATTTCTAAGTGGACCAAACTGACAGGCTCTGAGAATGCGCCGTGCCCAGCGTGCCGCACGCCTATCGCAGGGATGTGGCAGATACACGTGAAGAACCCGCAGGCGGCGGCTGCTAGCACTGAGTAAATACCAAACATATCCCACAAACCCCCACAAAACCCCACAAACCCACAAAAATCCACAAAAATTCACAAAAAACCAATAAAAATTTTTCAATGAAAATTGAATCCACGGAAACCATCCGGACTCCCATTTAAAAATAATTTATTTCGCTTAACTATCAATCACACTGGCCTTATCCTATTTCACTATCTCCCGTTCGGCTCTAAAGCATCAACTAGACCTATGGCAGCGTTGCCTACCTACAATCACTCCCCACTACGCAGTGAAATGTAATAACGACGCAACGATGATGCGCTGGATGACGGAGCTTCACCCTACAATAGGATTTGACTGCGCAAGCCGCAGAGAAATATGTGAAGCCCTGCCCCTCGTGACCCCCAGTCGCATTATCTATGCCCAACCCTGTAAGAAAACAGAGGATATTAAAGTGGCGAATACGCAGGGTATTCCCCTTTCTGTGGTAGATTCAGTTGAAGAGACGGAGAAGATGATAGGATGGACCGGTGACATTTTGATCCGCCTGTTGGTTGAAGATAAGGGTTCTAAGCAGCCCTTTGGTAAGAAATTTGGTGCCCCGCTCTCATGGCTACCGAAGATTTACGATACAGCACGCGCACTTAAACTTAATCTTTCAGGCTTCAGTTTCCACGTTGGAAGCGAGTGCCAGAATCCAGAGCAGTATGCTAACGCTATTGCTCAATGTAAGAAGGCGTCAGACATTGCTAAACAGCACGGATTTGATACAACGACAATTGATATTGGGGGCGGTTTTCTGGCTGATGCGGAATCGTTCAAGACGGTGGCAGCTACTATTCGTCACGCTCAATTGATACATTTTAATGACCCAAAAATCCAATTTATAGCAGAGCCTGGACGCTTTCTTGCCGCCCCTACGCATACCTTGTACACGACGGTGATTGGTAAGAAGCCAGTATTTCCCGCCCCCGCAACTGACCAGGACCCAGCATGGCGCATTACGATTGACGAGTCGGTTTACGGTAGTTTCTCCAATATTCCGTTTGACCACCAGACACCCGTCCTAGAACGCCTGAGACCGAAAAAGCAGGTAGAAACCCCCAGACCGACAATTATCTTTGGTCGCACCTGTGATTCAGGCGATTGCCTAGGCGAGAACATCCCGCTGGTTGATGTGGAGGTAGGCGATATTCTAAAAGTTCCGAATATGGGCGCATATACCACCGTGACCGCTTCGGAGTTTAATGGTTTCCCAAAACCTGAGAGAATTTACGAATTACATTAACATACATTTAACCTATTGTAAGGAATGCCAGCACCGCTATAACTTAAATTAAATACAAAACTTACCGGCGTCTATCTGACAACTCTGAAAGACGCCGATATCCAAGACCAAGCCCTATGAATGTGTGAACATCCTTATAAAAATCGTAGGATATATTAAGAGACAAACAGGCGGAATGAATCCTTATCAGCCACGCACATTTGTTTTACCAGGACGCCCCCCTCTACAACCAATGCGTCAAACGCACGGTACAATGTCAGCCGCAGAGGCAGCACAAAAGAGCAAGCTCTTTCGGCAAAATTACAAACTCAAAACGCGTAAGATAAAGGCAACAAACAAAGCTAATAGAAATGAGAACTATGGAAATGTATATCCAGTCACAAATACATTTAATATTCCGGTAGGAAATAATACAAATTCTCGCACATCAAGGGCGTCTTCAGCATCGAATGTATATAATTTATTCAATAGACCTCGCCATAAGGCGGCGTGGAATATGGTGTTCTCCAATACGAAGAAGCGTGGCGGCACTCGTAAAAATAAACTGCCGAAAAGCAATACTCCTGAGTTTCGTAAACAGGTCATAAATATTATTAAGTCGAAAATCAATCTTACAAATACTCATAAGGCACGGCTTATTCAACGGTACGAAGAGGCGGCACGGGCAGGATTGGCGACACCAAACGAAATTTCTGCGTTGGTAGGGCTTGCGGAATTAAAGCATTATGGGCAGAAGACCCTTTAGCCGACGGTAATCTAAAGAATAAAGATGATACTATACTTGGAGACGTCGACCAACGGCACAAGTCACTTGGCTTTGAACCATGTAATCTGGGTTCGATTCCCAGTATCTCCTTTAAAACATGCGCCGTATTCGTCTGGAAATTTGATGAAACGGTTTAAAGAAACGCCGATTGTATTTATTTGGATCTATCGTATAGTTGGTTAGTACACAAGATTCTGATTCTTGGAACCCAGGTCCGAATCCTGGTAGGTCCTCTTATGTAAACTATTTATAATAAGTTACATAGTTAGAAATGTCAGCATTACGCCACAGCCCGTGGCTCCTACGATCGCAAGAGGAGAGAGATAAGCCCGCACCGCTTTCGTTCAATAAACCCGTGGTTAAGAAGGCAAATAGTAATAGACGTTTATTTTTTGCTCCTGTGAGGATCCCGAAGACGCGCAAAGGGCGTAAGACGCGGAAGGGGCGTAAAGCAACACGCCGTCGCCGATAAGCGACCAACAAAATTGACGACTTAAAGAATTCCACCGTGAAACAAGTGGGAGGAGACTCCCAATAAGCGGGGATCGCATAGCCTGGTATTGCGTTCGACTTAAGCTCGAATGGAGAAAATCCGCGTGGGTTCAAATCCCACTTCCCGCACATATACTATTTTTTCGTTTTTGCGAATAAATAATATATAACAAATTTGACTCCCGATAACAGAGACTGTATATAGATATAATGGGTGTTATTTACAAAATTACGAACACTTTAACGGGTAAATGTTACATAGGAGAAACGATTGAAAAAGATCCTAATACACGTTATAAAAGACATATGAATCTTATTCGTAAAGGGAAAGGGTGTCCAGCACTAAGAGACGCAGTTTTAAAACACGGTGAAGACAATTTTAAGTTTGAAGTTCTTATTATATGTCCTGATGAAGATAGATATCGTCTTGAAAAGGAGTATATTCAACAATATAATTCTATAGCACCAAATGGATATAATATACTTGAAGGAGGACAGTGTGGTGGAGGTTTCAAAGGAAAAATGCACACGCAGGAAACAAGAGACAAAATTAGTGAGATGGGGAAAAAGCGTTTTGAAAATCCAGACGAATTAATTGCTCATTCGCAGCGTCTTAAAAAACTTTACGAAAATCCTGAAAATAGAAAGAAAGCATCTGATATATTAAAAGCATCCGAAAAGTTCAAGCAGGCAATGGCGGATGGTAGAGTTGGTGGGGCAGCACATACATCTTTACCACGCGAAGATATTAAAAAGAAAATAAGTGAGGGGCTCAAAAATTATTACAAAAATAACTCTGGTAAAAGAGCAAGTGTATCTATTGAAAAACATAGAGAATCTATGGCAAAAGCAAAGGGGAAGCCAGTATCTCAATATAATATTGATGGCACATTTATAAAATCATATAATAGTATAAAAGAGGCAGGACGTGCTGTAGGTAAAAATGGAGCATCAATCCGTTTTGCCCTATCAGGTAATTATAAAACAGCCTACGGTTTTGTTTGGAAGTATGTTGTAGAAAATCCATAAAAATTGACGACTTAAAGATTTACACCGTGAAATAAGTGGGGTAACCCCACTACGGTCCTCCATCGGAGCTTCGCTCCGAGTGGAGGTATCCTTCTCGCGAGCAAAGCTCGCGAGAATGGTCATTTAGATCAGTTGGTAGATCATCCCTCTTATACGCTTGTACGTATGCTTCGCGAGGGGAAAGTCGTGGGTTCGAACCCCACAATGACCATTTCTAGTTTTTGTTAGATATCCAGGATTTCTAACCAATATTAGTGTTTATAAATTATAAATTGCGTTCCATTGATTGTAAATTCAAATTTAAATAATTTTTGGGCTTTTACGAGTGCGGCATATGTGCCATATTTTCCCCAACATGTAGGCTTGCCGTTTGAATCTTTTTCCCATATGCGTAATACATTTCCGTCGGCATCGTGTTCATTCATATCTGTACTATAGACATCATCTCCGCATAAATATCCGCCAGATTTGACTTTAGGAAACCATGTAATAATGTCATCAAGTACATATTTATAATCATGATTACCATCAATATATACAAAATCTACACTTTCATAGTCAAACTTAGTCGACGCCTCCTTTGAAAGCGACCGGATAAATTCGACACGTGCGCCAAATTCGGACAAACGTTGGCGAACTGTTTCGTATTTATTATCAAACTCTGCCTGTGTAAGTGTATTCATACCATCCGGATAACTGGAATCTTCAAAATGTCTATAAGGATCGACGCAATATAATTTATCACACTGGGTATTTTGTAACAGGTCAAATGAAAATCCTCCATCCCATGTTCCTATCTCAACAAAAATGCCCTTTAAAGTTCGGGCTTTTTCGAATGAAGGTGTTTGGTCAGGCTTCATATAGTTGTATAAAACATATAATTATGTTATAACAGCCTCACTTCCATTTATACATACCATTTTTTCATCTTATTTAAAAGTTCACGCTTCGCTTCGTTTCCTACAACCCAATTTGCGTGAAATACCATAATGGTCGACGGATCAACCATTGAGTTATTAATACAATATCCACATGTAAATTCTTCCATAGGAAATTCATATAGTTTTGCGTAGGGATAGTTACGAATATCTCGGATACCACCGTCCACAAATATTTTACGTTGGCATTCCTGCTCTCCTAAATTGTGCCGGTCTTGATACGTTTGGATTAATTTCAAAAAAGTGCGCGTCTGTTCAGTATTGCGTAGTACAAAGTTTCCTGTACAGGTCCATTCGTGAAACGGATAATGTTCGTTCGGGATAGGAGCGTCGCGTTGGTACACGATATCATATTCTTTATATTTTTCATAATACTCTTCAGTAGGTTCTTTACAGAATACAACATCACTATCTACAAAATGAATAAATGAATATGTTTCTAATGCACTGTAAATAATTCGCATTTTTTGTTTCATCATTGCTACAAATTCGGAGGAATCGCCAAAATTAATAAAATTCGATGATACTTCTACATCGTTATATAAGACTATCTCAATACGCTCGGATACAAAGGATTGTAGTGCATCATAAAGGGGCTTATCAAGGCAATAAAATATAATCTTATGATGCTTTACAACATCATTGAAATTTAATAATAGATTCTTACAAAAATCTAAATAACCTATATTACCAAATGCGATGATAACTGGCAGCATATTTGGTTATATACAAATATTTAACTTTAAACTCATACATAAGATAGAAAGAAAAACCAAGTATCAGGACAGGTATTACGAAAATCTTCGGATAGTTCATACCAATTAATACTTTTCAGATAGTGTTCGGATTTTTGTGTTATCATAGATAACATTATATATTGGTCAGAAGTTG